CCTACCACCGTCATTAGAATTGGTATAAACTTTACCTCCAGCACCTCCAGCACCATCACCTACATACGAGAAAGAACCGCTGTGAGATGAAGCTGCGTATTCCAAAGGTATTCCATCAGGTAGATTTTCTTTTACTACTGGAAATGATGCGGACGCAAAGTTATTACGAGTAGCAGGAACATATACCCCACTATCACCAATCGCTCCAGGTATAATTAGGTTAGAAACCTCACCAACATCACCAGGCGGAACATAGGTGTTAAAATCTGGAACTTGAAATGCGGTAGGGGGTAATCCTCCAGCAGTCCATCTACGACCGATTGCTTGGTATAAATCAGGGTAATCGGCAACAGCGAGAGTAGCACCATCACATTTCATATATCCTGCGTCAAAAACACCTGGATAGTTTGCATCAAGTCCCGCCCAGTATATAACTGAACCAATAGGGCAGACATTATTATTACCTTTAAAACTATTAAGGTCGCTCATTATATAATACAATTACATTATATTTTGTATTATATAATTACTAAATTACTAAAAAGTTGGAGGACTTGGTAAAACGAAACCTGCTAAATTAGGACAATCCCCACCTTTACTCGCAGGAGCGCCTGGTCTTGCCGCATATGGAATATTAGTTCCTCCTCCTTGACCTTCTGCCTCTAAAGCAAGGAACTCATCCCTCGCCATTTGATCTCGTCTTTGATTATCGTTGTTTATTTCAGCGGCAAGTGCGGCATCACGATCAATATAACCTTGTTGTTCGTCTAATGCTATTCTGTTAGAATTATAGAACGCCTTTCTTGCTACTCCGTCAGGATCACTAATAAAAGAACTGACTTTAATAATATGGGCGCAAGTCCAACCGCCATATTGTATAGCATGTGTAGTATCGGTTGTAATATCCTTAATAGGGAGTTGTGCTGAAACCAATACAGGTGGATCTGCATCGTTTAGTTTTTTATTCTTAAACACATAGTCAGCACTATTGAGGGTAAAAGTTCCTCCAGTTTCACTTGAGGCATTTAATTTAACAATATTAGGAGATGTTCCACAATCTCCACAAGCATAGTAATTACCATCAGGTTCATCTCCACGACCAGCAAGAGTAATTCGTGCTACTCCGTCCTGTTTTGTAGGGTTAGTTATAGTTAAATTACCAGTAGTAAAATTGGGTATAGCAGATAGAGGTATTACAATCTCATCGCCATCCGCAGGTTCAATCTTGGCTGGTAGTGCTTCTCCATTATCAGTTTCTAATGTATCACTTGGATACAAGTATGTATCATTTGTGCCGAGAGAGGGGAGTAAAAAACTATCCTCACTAACAAGACCAAAGTTATATGTCGTCCCTAACCAACCGTATAATTCTCCGTAATCTTCTTTTAGTCGTGAGCTTCCATCACAGAACTCCCAACAATTAGGTAAATCAGCAGCATTACCAGCGAAAGGTAGTATAGTCCCTACTGGGAATGGGAAACCATCAACTCCTAAACTATTGCGAATACTCATTATATAATACAAAGACATTAAAAAAAGACTTGATTTAATTAAATATTTTAAAGATTATAATACTAAATGATGATCCGCATACCCCATTCTCCCCTCCTTTAAGAACTTTCCTACTCCAGTCCAATCCTCTCCACCGAACTCCCACCACACTTTTCCGTTGGGTTGCATCCAACCCATACTACCGAACTTTAATACCCCACCACGACCAAGAGCAATAATACTGTTTTGAATACAACAGCGAAACTCTGGTTTTAACCTACCACACGACGCAGATAAAGCACGGAAACTCTCACATGTTAATCCGTTTTTCTCCAAAACTTTCATCATTATACTAATCATGATTTTCTGCGTCATAGCATCCGCCTCTTTGTATTTCATTCCGTCCGTCGCTCTGTGTGCCTTTTTGATATAGTCATACTCCTTGAACTCTGTATCAATAATAACACCATTCCTCTCCACCCAAAAGTGTCCGTCAAAACAAGGGAACGCCATTTCAGTCATTTTAATTAATTGTTGTAATTGTTGTAGTTGATTACCAAGTGTATTATTGAAAAAAGTTGTTTCAATTTTGTTTAGTGATCGTGATGGAAATAATCAAAAAATAGTATTCTCGTAATACTTTCCATCATCCAAAATGTAAAAAATTGATCTCAAAATATACTTATTATAAGTAGCAACAATATAACAACAACAGTTAATTAAAACTATCAATATGAACGCAGTAAGACAGAACATCAAGAACCCCAAGACCCTTAACATTCTCTACAACCTTGTAGATAATACCCTCCGTAAAGAGGATATTATTAAGCGTATCGGTCAAGAGAGATATGACTACTATTATCCTCTCTATCTTATCACCAAAAACAGATTTTTAAGAGATAAAATCCGTCATTACCAATTGCGTATTAGAAAGAACGGACAAAAGAACTTTTACATTCGTTCTACCACCATTACTCAAGACGATTTCAAGTATGCTCTTGAGGATTGCGCCCCTAAACAACTAAAAAAATGGGTTGCATCGTTGGGCGAGGAGGATTTTATTGAGGTTGAGGTGATTACTCTTAAGAACCAGCGAGAATGCTACTACGACCAACTCTACTTGGTAGAATGTGAGGTTGATGGAGTGTGGGGTAATATTCCAGTAGCGTTGGTGGATATAAATACCAGTAGTGGTATTGCTGCGTGGTCTTGTGGAATGGAGTTTAGAGAGGAGGAGGAGTATGAGGAGGATGAGGAACTCCCAGCACTTACCTACAGACAAGTAGCGAAAAGGTGTATGAAAGGGTGGGTCAAAGGCACGGAGGCGTTCCTCTACAATAACTATGTGAATTATCATTTCCGTAGTAAGGAGGAACAGATTGAGGAGTGGAGAAAAGCTTTTGCCGAGCATAGGAAATAGGATTATTTCATTATTATCTTGTAATTTATCTAAAAAAGAATACTTTTTTATTGTTCTTGATTATTTCATACAAAAAAGAATGAAAATATAGATTATATCATATCATATATAGATATAATTTATAAATTATTGCTTTAAGTATCATATTATAATCTATTTTGTTGTATTTTGATATAATCTAATATATTACATTAGATTATATTGAGTATTGGGGTGAAATAATCAATAAGATTGTATTACTTTGAGATGATCTATAGGGATGTAATAGTGTAATTTTTCGTCCCAGTCTAATCCTGCTCTACTAAACTTCTGTTGCTCGTAATTATCAAACTTCTCCTTATCATACTGTATGTAAGCAAGACAGTCGGTATAGTTAAAGAGTAAGTAAAGCGGTTTATCATCTGCCCCCTCACACTTATTACAGGTAATCATAGTTGTTGGATATGTCTGCATCTTATTCGTTCGTGCTTTCAATTCGTAGTTCGCCTCGTCGTCATGGTAATCGTATTTACTCCACCGACCTTTAGGTGATCTTACTACTTTATCATTAAAATACTCTTTCAATAAAGGTAAGACTTTCTCCTCAACCTTTTCGCCAAACTTATATGAGTTTTCCCAATTAACCATCTATATTATACAAACATTTTATTTTTCGCTAAATGGAACGAATAATAATCTAAATGTATTATAAATGGATCAAACGATTTTAGACAGAATTGGGAAACCTATGAGTAATGAGGATTTAGAAAAATATTTAGCGGTAAGGAAACACGATATAATGAAATATTCCAAGTTAAGTGATTTCAAGACCATAGAGGAACTATTGCCTAAAGATGGTGATTTCCAAATTATATTAATAGAGGATAAATATAACTCCGGGCACTGGATAAGTATTGAAAGAAAAGGTAAGATAATTAACTACTTTAACTCGTATGGTGCTAAAGAGGATACAGACTGGAGGTTTATTCCTCGCATGATAAGGATAATCTTGGGACAAAATACAAATGATCTCACAAGATTATTCAAAGAGGCAGAGAGTAGGGGATACAAAATTGTCCGTAATAAAAAACGACTACAAAAGTTAGATGATAAAATCCAAACTTGCGGTCGTTGGGTTGTGTTTTGGAGGCATCTATCTCAAATGGGTTATAGTATGAAACAATTTCAAGACCAAATTGAGAAATTACGAGATAATGAGGAGAAACAATCAGGAGTAAGACCTACAGGGGATTATATTGTGTCTAAATATATTGACTAATGTTCTAAATCTAAAAGACGAGTAATAAGATCGGCAGGAATTACTGATCTTATTTCTGCCCTATCCTTACTCTTACCTGAATAGAATGCTTTATAATATCTTTTTAGTTTTCCATTAGCGTTGTGAAATCGCATAGTATAAGTGTCTGCATCCATTACAGGGAACTTTTCCTTTTCCCATAGATCCATATTACTCCATATGTTAGTGGGTTTAGGACAACCGTGTCCGTAATTACCGTAATATACGAGTGTCTTGTATGCTCCATATTCCTCAATAAAATCATTTAAATCAGGAAAATACTGGAGTAATGCTCGTGGGTTCTCAATATACCACTTATCAGGTTGAAAGTATTTCAATATCTCAATCACCTTACGGATCATATTACACCCCATCGTTGCCTCCTCTTGGTGTTGGTTTCCTAATCCGTGAATAGCTGCTTTGGTTCTGTATTTCCCACCAGTAGCTAAAGACCATGTGCGACAATCAGGGGACGCCCATATCACATCAAAATATCCAACTGGGTATTGTTTATAATCCCAGTCAAATATATCTACAGTATGCGTCGCATTAAACTTTGGGTTAAAGTCTAAACTGACTACATCATATCCTCTTGGTTCAGCAACCTTTCCTACACATTTCGTTCCACAGAATAATTCTAATAGTTTAGGCATTATAGTATAACCACAGGTTTTATTATATCAAGTAATAATAAAATGGCGAACTTTAAAGACTGTTCTACATTCCAAATATACGATGATTATTATACGCCTAAATCTGCATGGGAACAAATCGCACACATCATCCCTAAAGATAAGAAAATATGGGAGGCGTTCCTTTTGAACTCTAAACTATCAAAGAGTAAGGAAAACTTGGGACAACTCGGTTTCCGTGATGTAGTTGGTGATACTACTTGGGATTTCCTTACATGTGAGCGTCCTGAATACGATATGATCCTTTCCAACCCTCCTTTTGATAAAACTATTAAAATACCTATTCTCCAACGATTAGTCCAAGACGACAAACCCTTTGTTATTATAATGAACTCGTGTAATTTATTCTGTAATTACTTTAATGAAATATTCAAAGACAACAGAGAACACCTACAAGTCATATATCCAAGAGGTAAAATCCATTTTGAAAAACTTATTGGAGATAGAACTGAACTCAAAAAGAATACCTCGTTTTATTGTGTATATATCGCTTATAAAATGAATATACCCAACGAAAAATTATACCTTGACTAACAATCATAGGTCTTTCCTGATCGTGTTGTCTTTGGTGTTGGTGGTGGATCATCTTTCACCTCAATTGTTTTTATTTCCTCGTCTGTTGCTGGTCTAAAATCAGGTGTAGGACGGAGTTTCTTATCAATTATATCTTGTAAATCTACCTCAATAGCATTTCCAGCTACATCATACGCTATTGTTATTTTCTGTGGCGGTTCTACTATATTAAAGACACCATTTAAGGGTGCGCCCTCGTATTGTCTAACATTTACATCTAAACCACTTTTGGTTGTGTATGTTTCGGTGCGTTCTAATTTTGGTTTCCCTAAATCTTTCTCCATTATATTATTACAATATATTTTAATAATCTAATTCATAGCAAAAAAGGGACGGACTGTATGGGATACAATATGTCTGCCTCCACTTGAAACATCGTCATCAAGTATCGTTGCTGCCGTATCGTCGTGAGGAATATAAATATCTCTTTCTCTTCGCCATGCTTTTAGACGATCTTGGAGTTTCGCCTGTCGTTCCCTTGCTTTTACTTTATCCTCTTCTGTTTCAAAGTTCGCATCTCGTAGTCCTGCATCTCGTTCTCTTATCATCTGTTCCATTCGTTCAAAAGCAGATTTAGGGTTCTTTTTTGAACCACCGTCCATATCACTATCATCGCTTACCATAGGGACACCTGGACTGCTACTATATTCACTCATTTCACTCTCGTCATCACTACCTACTGGTGTGTGGTATGCGTTATATAAATTGTTATATGCGTTCATTATTGCTGCTCGTTCCTCTCCACCATATCCGTAATGGACTAAACTATCTCTCAATCTATTACGATCGGCTGCTTGACCGTGTTGAGGTAATATCGCCATTAAAGCGTCGTGTGTCTGGTCGCTAATATCACCTTGTAATACATCTGCTACTTGATCTACGGTTGCTTCAGGTAGTAAATCATTCTCGTCATCGCTCACCTGCATCATTCCACCTTTCTTGCGTTTTACCTGTGTTTTATTGGTGTCTGCCTCATATTCCGCTCTTATTTTTCTAATCTGTTCCTCTTGTTGCTCTTGGTTCATATTAAAAGGTGTATTGTATGTTCTCCTTTCGGCAATATGAGGTGGTCGTAGAGTTGGAAATACATATCTGTCGTGATTAGGTTGTGTAGGCATATTTCTAATCAACTCGGCGTCGGCTGCTCTCCTATCTGCGAGTGCTTGGTCTTCCGTTCGTGCGTCTTGGAAACTATCCATGAACTCGTCTATCAATTGATCCTCGCTTGGTTGAGAACCTCCAATTTTACGACGATACTTGGGTCTTGGTTTCTTTCTTGGAGGATTTAAATAATTCTCTCTGTCTTTCATATTCATTTCTTTCATCATATCAATCGCCATCTGTTGTGTTCGTGGTTCAGGTTCAGGTTTTACTGGTTTTGATCCAGTAATACCTTTTCCCTTTTTCAAAATAACATTCTTGTAAAAGTTTGCCCTTTTTTTAGTGGTGTCCCTAAAACCTTTGGGATTGTCTAAAATATGATTAGCGAAATCCTCTAATGAACTTACACCCAGTTTCTTTTTTGATGCTTGGAATTGCTTTTTGAAAGAACCCCAGTTCATATTATCAAAATCAATATCACCCATTATAGTAGATGTAGATATTTTATTTCCACCTTTTTTTTCAATTATATAATACGCACTATATTATATAATGGATGGTTTAATATTCGTTGTTAGATTAATCCTTGCTAAATATGCTTGGGAATGGTTTAGAATATCGCTTTAGTCCAAAACGGTAGAGTTCTACCATTCTTGCCCCATATTAGGTTTCCCTCTATGAGAATGAATATTTTTTGTGTTTCTATAGGCACTTTTGGATTTTAGGGCAAGAATGGGAGAGGTTGTCGTAAATGGGAGAGGTCTAATCTTTTTTGATATAATTAGAGTTCGCCACACTCGTAGATGTTCCCATTTTCGCCACATCATCATCTAATTCCTTTGCGACATCGCTGTATTTATCGGTAAGGAATATATTTCTCAATAGTGATGATCCAACCTTTTTACCGAATATCTTGTTTAATGTTCTCGTCATTTCAGTTGAGGTGTCTAACGCTTTACCGTCTTGGGTCATTAAAAAAGGGACATTTTCAGGGTTCTTACTCTTGATCTCTTTTGCTAAAGGATGATACTGTAAATATACCTTGATAAGATCACACAATTCAGGTGGAACTTCTTGTTTCACTTGTTTATAAGTTTTCTGTGTCTTATAGTTGTTAAATATCCAATCCCAATTCTTAATATCTAAATAATTCTTGTTTTTTTCTTCAGGGACTTTTTTTACAATTTGCATGTTCGTATAATCGGTGTTTCTACGAGGTGGTTGTAGGCAATACAATCCTAATACTACTGCGTGTAATAGTTTCGTATATTGTTCGTTGGTAATCTTTCTCTTACCTTTTAATTCTGCGGTAATCTCCATTAAATCATTACACTTTTTCAATACCTCCTCTTGGGACAACCAATTCTCCTCTTGTTTTACAGACTTGGTGGTGTTGTTTTTTAACTCGGCATTTATTTTCACCAACATTTCGTAATACTTGTTATACAGTTTCTTATTTTTTGCTTCAGGTCTATCTTTCAAAGACGACACAATAGCGATAATATATGTTCTACGAGTATTGGGTGTGAGTGTTTCCAATTTATCAACGATTTCAGGTTTAGATAAAAAATTAAGATTTTTAATTTCTTTTCCACCATTCAACTTTCTCAAATTAAATGTGTAGAGTTTCCTGCTTGAGGCGGATATGTCCGGTTTTCTTTCAAAGGGATCAAAAGACATCTATATTAATCTATGAGATTATTTTTTACAGTATTCCCCTAAATAATCTGTTTTAGGATGATAATGTTGTATCATGATTACAGTTTCCAAATCTCGTGAATAATGTATATACACTTTTTCCTCATCTCCAATATCTATAATGGAAATGAAATAACAATCTTTTCTATCACACATTTATATATTGAGGGTAGAATATAATATATACAGAATATATAATGAGTGGTTCTTACTATGCTTTAAACGCTAAATACAACTCTCTCTTATCACTTATTAATAGTGGAGGAGGAGGTGGTGGCGCAGTCAATAACCCTATGACGAACAACCTAAATGGTGGCGGATATGATATTCTTAATGTTGGAACTTACACAGGTGGTATTTTTGACGGAACTACACTACAACTAACAGGAAACGCAAATGCCGCTAATTTCACCGCAACGGATAGTGTGAATGCCGCAAAGGTGAATGCTCCTGAAATAAATAATACCGATGCTCCCTCGTATGTTAATTTAGGAGCTATAGCACCAGCAATAGAATACGAATTAGCGAGAATACCTACTGCTGCTGATGCGGAGGGGTCTATTCTAATGGTGTTGAGAGGAGTTCAACTCGGTTTTAAACAAACCGTTTTCATACAGGTAATCGGTTATTCTAACAAATCGGTTATTCGTATTTTAGATAATCTTGCTGAAGCTGATACACCTATTTTCGGTGCGATTACCTACGGTGAGGACGCTGCCGCACCAGGTCAAAATGTTTTGGGTTTTACTTGTAGTGCTGCATCTACCTCTTGCGAGGTGGCTATTTACCAAAATCAAAGTGATAAAGGAACAGGAGTATATGGATCTCCTTTTATTCCTACACTCGGTCTTACGCCAATATCAGGATATTCTTTTACATACGCTACTCAACCTCTAACTAATTTTACTGCTGGTTCAACTGGTAATTGGGAGGTTGGTGGTAGTGGAACTTTTGGTGGTATAATGACTGCTCCTGTGGGGAATGTAGATGAACTTACGGATCGTAGTGGTGCTGGTATTACTCTACAAGGAACAGATTTACTCTGTAGTGGTAATAATATTAAACTTGCGAATAATGTTGAAACCTCTGTTATATTAACCCCCTTTCCAGGTGGCTCTCTCAATCTCGGTAGTGATTTTAATACTCAAGGTTTCGTAATGAGGTCATTAGCGGTTGCTCCTGATAATGTGATTAAAATGGAGAGCGATTTAGAAATGCTCGGTCAAAGTATCCAAAATGTAGATAGTATCAAATTAAACACTATTGGAGAGGCGACTGGTGCTGGTATTACTTTGACTGCTGAAACCGATTTAGCGTCCAATAAAATAGTCAATCTTGCTGCTCCCACCGTGAATACCGATGCGGCTAATAAATTATATGTGGATACAACTGCATCCGCAGCTGGAGTTCAAAATCCCATGATTGTAGATTTAGATGCTGGTGGTTTCAATATTTCTAATATTAGTGGATTATTTACTCAATCAGCTACAAGTGTTATTCAATCCAACGGTGTTTTCTTACACGCATCGGCAGGAGGAGCAACAACCTTTACCGCTGGTGGAACTGATATTACTTTCAACCCTGATACACAACTAAAAATAACCAACGCCCTCCAAACTGATATTTTGGTTGATTATCAACAATCAAATAGGACTTTATCGGTAAATGATAGTGCTATTCTTGACTGTAAAGCAGGATCAGTATTCTCTACTCAACCAGGTAATACCGCTGTATTCGCTGGAACAGTTAGTCATACTGGTAATGATATTGGTGAGGTAGGTATAGTAAATGCTCTTGCTGGTGCTGATACTGGTATGACCGCAACAGGGGCAGGTCAAATCTTAATGAAAACTGGCGCAACTGCGATGGTATTATCCAATACTGGTATGGAGGTTCAAGAGGGAACTATTAATCAAACAACCGCATTAGCACAAGGAGCAGGACCAGCAGGAGGTATTATTAAAACCAACGGTGTAAAGGGTCGTGTTTTTGATGGTGGATTGACTATTTATAACCCAGCTCCTAATGATATAATGGACGGTCGTAATCACGACTTTTTGGAAACATATAATACTCAATTCGCTCAAACAGATATTCCTGATCCCTCACCATCAGGTAGAGGTAGTTTCGGTTTTAAATGTAGGTGTGTCCTTAATCCTACTGTTAATCAGTTCGTATCTTTCCGTATTATTCCACAAGCAAGTCAATCTACATTCAATCCTGTAATAACATATTCTCGTCTTTGTTTTCAAGGCAACGGTGTTGCTCCGTCAGGTTGGGATAATGATAATACAACACCAGCACCTCTTACTGTAAATACACCTGCTCTACAAGTCAATAGATTTTTAGAGGGTAGTGAATTATTCTTACAGGCGAAATGCGTGTATGCTTTATCTAATGAACCAGCTAATACCTACGGAGCATTAACATATATCGTTTCTTATTCAGGTATAGAAAGCGACGGAAACCCAGTATCAGGTGAGGTTAGATGTGCTTGGACTGCTCCTATTGCTGGTGTTGATAAGTTCTCTTTTGAGGTATGTGCTGAAAGTGTTGGTGGTATTGTTATTGTTGATAATACTGAACTATTTAATAATGGTTTTGTTGGTGGAGCTCTATTTTAAAATGCGTATATATACTAATGAGTAGTGAATATACATGGACGAGCGAGGTTGAGGAAATCTGTGAAAAACTCCGCATCAACGCCGTTAATTTAAGTGAATATCATAGAAAAAGATATTACCATTTCAAAGGATATGGTAAATATTTTCGTATTCCATTAATCGTTCTCGCCAGTCTAAATGCGACTGCATCCGTAGGATTACAAGGATACATACAACAAGAAGCTATATCAGGTATAACTTGTCTTTTGGGAATGACGATGGGTATTTTAGGATCAATTGAACTATATTTAGGTATTCAATCCAGTATGGAATTAGAACTGAAACAAAGTAAAGAGTTTTACACCTTATCGGTTGATCTGTTTAAAACATTATCATTACGACGAGAAAACCGTAGTGAGGATGGTAAGGATTTCTTAAATAAAAAGTATTCGTATTATATTAAATTGTGTGAAAGTAGTAATTTATTGAAACGAAAACTGCATGTAGATATGTTGAGTGAAATACCACACCAATATACCGATCTAACACCCAAAGGTAGTGAAACAGATGTTCCAAGATTGGATTTACCATTATATTCAAAACCTCGTCCATCTCTTTCTCTCAAAAAACCACCAATAGACGAAATACCACTCACAGAGGAGGAAATACAAATGGAAATCGCAGATGACTTACGAAACTTAACCTTTTCACAAAACTCTCCAACTGATAATCTTTAATTAAAAAAAACATTCGTTTTTTAATTAAATTACAATCTTAATAAACCTCACCTATTTCCCTCACCCACATTAATCTTTTATTTTCCAAGTTCGCATCCTCTAAAGAGGGTAAAATCAAATACATCTCCAAATATCCTGGATCAATAGGACTTTCAGGTTCGCCGTGTTCCCATCCCCAATCCTCATAGAACTTTTGTAATCGTTCGTTAAATGTTGAAACTTGGATTTTACAAGTTGTTTTTTTGAAAATAGATGCTTGTATCTTGAAATGAGCTACGAGGTAATTACCCAAACCATTTCCTCTGTATTCAGGTTCAACGAACATGAACTCCAACATACATTTTTCTCCTCCTTTTGGATAATCCCATATGGTAAATCCAACCATTTTATCATTTACCATTAGTTTATTACACACCCAACCAAACTTTCTATACTTACTGGTATGATCCTTAAACTCCTCATCAATACGCTCCTTACTGTATCCCAGTTTTTTCAACCGTGCTAATTGTTGGGGAGGGTATGACCGATTAAGGAAAGACCAAATCTGCGAGAAATAAAAGTCATGTCTTAACGCCATACCCACTACATCATTCGTAGCTAATAAATCAGGAAACTCGGTTATTGTTATAATGTTCGGCATATTAATTAATGAATAATATAGTTCTTATTGTTGAATTACATTATTAGAGAATAAACCAATCAATTTTATTAGTAATTAATGATGGAATTAATTACAAATATATTATCTTGAATGAATAAAAAAAAAGAATACTTTTTTAATTAAATTACAACACTACTAATACTACTACTATTCTAATCCAGTAAGCAACCCTTTTGCTTTTTGTAAATACGCTCCTCCTTTTTCTCCTCCTCGTGTTCCTCCTCCTCGTGTTCCTCCTCGTGTTCCTCCTCCTTGCTTTCTCCACACCCACACGCCTTACACTCCTCGCACTCCTCATCCGTTTCAATAGTTAAACGGACGCTCCTATTATCAAAATCAAGTTTAAGGTGAGCTCCACATTCCTCAACTATCTCAATTGTTCGGTAATGGAGTTGGTTTAGTCCTGCATCCTCCTCTACTTGTTCGTAATAGAGGCGATATGTTGGATATGTAGTCATTATAGCGTTTATCTTACGCTGTAATTTCTTTAATTCCCAATTCGTAATGAGTTTCATAGTGATTTCGTGAGTTTTAGAACCACCACCCTCATTATCCATACGAGCAGGGACAACTTTGGAATAATTACATTCCTCGCAACACTTACCACGCTTACGAATTGGGTTAGGATTATTACCGAAAGGCATTTCCAAATATCCCTTACAGATACAACATACTCCATTTTCCTTTTTGCGTTGGAATTGCTTATCAATACGGTTCAACTCGCCAATAAGCATCTGTTTCTTGGAAATACATTCTACGAATAATACCTTTTGGTAAGGTGTATCGTCTTTGTTGGTGTTAATCTGGTGTTCGTCAGTCAAATTACCCTCCATTCGTCCGTATCCAGGTTCAGGAGAATTGCTTACAACCAATCTGTAATCGTCGCTGAACTTACGCTCGTGAATATAGTGGTTGGTGTGGATGTATTCAATAACATTCTCAATACCCACCAAACAACACTCACGGAATACGGCACGACGACCTCCTGGTCTTAAGTTTCTCAAAGCATACTTGTAAGTTTCCTCAACCAATCCGCATTCTGTAGCTCCTGAACGCTCCACGAAAGCAGGGTGGTCTGGGAAATCCTCCTGTGTAAAATCCATTTTATCATTTTTATTACCGAACCTGTAAGGTCTTTTTTCTTTTTCCATCTGCATGAGGAGATTGTCGTGGAATATGAGTAAATCCGTTTCGTATTCATCCTCGCTTTTTCTTGTGTTTCGTTCAATACCAACTCGCTTTCTCCATTCAGGAGCACAAGACATACTTTTTCTAAAACTTGGAGCACAATAATCAATTAGATCCTCATGTTGCTCCTCGTATAATATATCATACCCCTTGTTAAACATTATTATTTCAGGAAACTCCTTGTTCCAAAAGTTAATGTCCTTCTTGTAATCACCGCCCTTGTTGATAGATTGTTGTTTAGGCATTTCGCTTCTACTTGTATAAGATTGTCTATAACTCTTTAAATCATTTTTCTTTCAATTTTCTATTATAAGAATGATGGAATTAATTAAAAAGTATTATAATAATGATTATTTCCATCACTATTATAATATAAAATTGATTGTAAATTATTAAATATATGTATATCAACTAAAACAACAATTACCAATATGACTATGGAACACACTACGGAGAAACCTATGATCGTGGATGATATTTTCTTGAACTTTTGCTACATTAAGGATCAAGTATGGGATATGGAGAATGACGATTGGATGACTTGGTGGATCAGTCCTTTATTCCGTGAATACGACACATATATTAGTATTTATAATGATATTGTAGCGCAATTCAACGAACAAAATAACGAGTGTTATTTAGACTTTGACCGAGAATACTACGAGTGTAGAGAGGATATGATTGAAAAGTGTAAAATAACAATTACAAAATACAAGGTTGAGGGTGATGAGGAGGAGGAGCAAGAGGACTTACGCTCGTGCGACTGTTGTAATAACGACAAATACGAAAGTGGCGAGTTAATGGTTTATTCTAACCTTATTAATACTGAATATGGAGATGAATGGGTCTGTTTAGATTGTAGTAAGCACCCTGATTTTGAGAAAACATACGGTAAAAATTATAAAGTAGGGCATTTTGAGGAGGAGGTGGTAGGGTTTTAATCATTATATTCAACATTATCCCAAAAACAACAAAAATATTTCCATCTAACCCTCTTTTTCTTTTTTGGTTCTCCTATTATAGCTTCTAATATTTCATTATCGTCTGCATCACTACGAAAACTCCATGTAAAATAAGGTTCGCCAGTTTTCCACATATAATAACACTTTATTTTATCTGTTCTCTCACTAACGAAATATTAAATACTCGTAAGCATTTTTTTAATTCACCGAGAGAATAACTACGGTAATCAGGTGGATTAGTTCTACCGATCCTTTGGTAATACTCATCAAGAAAAGGGTATATATCCTCCTTTTTCAGTTTTTCAAACAGTTCTTTATCCATATATATAAAGAATTATTTATTATTTCTTTTTATTGAACGCTTTTTGTAATTCAACAAGGTTCTCACACAAGTCCGTTGATTTTCCCCACAACAATACCGCACTAAATAAGGCAGGTGATGGAATATTATTCTCTATTAATTGTTTCTCTTTTTTATTCGCTAAATGTCTTGCTAAATAATTCTCTCTCTTTTTTTTATCCTCGTGATCCAAATAAGTTTCACCACCCTCCAATCCAAAGTCAAATGTTTTCACCTTATCTCCCTCTCGTAATTTAATACGAAATCTCTTTTTATCTTTAGGAGAACAAATCAATTCTAATATCTCAATAGGCATATATATATAATATATGATTATAATATAGTATGGTGCGACGCAAAAAAGTTAATCTAATCGCTGATGAAAAAACTACCGATATGATTAATGAGGAAACAGATGATTTAATAGAACATTTCTCTCTTGATGGGAAATACAGAATGATTGGTAGTCAATCGTTAAGAGCTATACAATACGGTAGTGATTACGATATTGATACTGAACTCAAAGGAACAACTGGAGAGAAAGTAGCGAAAATGCTACAGAAAGCATATACACAGGCAAAAAAGAACCCTGATTATTGGATTACCGATTTTAAAGCAGGACACGACGATAGATTAATATACAAAGGTGATTATTCTAAAGATAGTGTTGCGGAATATCTCAAAGACCACAAGGATCTAATCTCTGCATCAAGAGCAAACAAAATAAAAAAAGCAACTGGCGAGGATCTAATCAAAATGATAAGGGATTTATACATTCTCCGTTGGAAACCTGACGACATTAAAAGGGGGTGGGTGAAAATGATTGACGGTAAGCGTAAGTATTTAAAAGACGCTGTATTGGATAAAACAATTACCAAGATTGATTTACTCGGTAAAGTGGGTAATCAATTCGTAGAGGTGAGTGAGAATTACACTATCAAAACAAAGTCAGGTAAAACGAATAATGTTCCAACTACCACAGAGGAAATATTGGCGACTTTTGAGGACGAAATACAATTTTATTCCAAGAATAATTCATTCAAAGCACTCAAACGACTTTTTGCGGCATTAAAATTAGATAATCCAAAAGGAAACAAAAAAGCATTAGATAGTTTAGTTGATTTTTTTAATTCTCAAATTGGATATTTAAATAAGATCAAGAATGAATTGGGTATTTTGGAACAAGTCTTAACACAGGACTTTAGGAAAGCAAAATGGAAAGATATTGAGGCAAACTTACAATATATAAAAGAACAAGTATCCAATATATATGAAATACCTATCAAAGAGAATGTTTTTAGCAAAATTAACGATATGACCGCCAAAAATGTTTTAAAAGGAGTGAGAGAATTAATTGACTATTTCGGTGATCTTATCAACCCTCATGCGAAATCCTTTTTACAAAAACTACTCTAATTATAATGTATGTGTAATGTATAACCATGAACTTTGAGGAAAAAGGGCGTATATTGGCGTTATTAAAAAATGATGACGAGAAAGACCGTAAGAAATGGGAAAAACTATACCTAACAAGCACACCAGCAGAGGTAAGGGGTGGTGCGTTCCGTGATGTGAAACTAAAAGATAAACCATCTTTACATTTTCAACCCATACCTGATAAGAAAATAGAGCGTTCAATTACTTATATTACAGGAGCGTCAGGCAGCGGTAAATCTTTTTATACGAAAATGTATGTTGATGAGTATAAAAGACTGTATCCCAAGCGAGAGGTGTTTTTGATTTCCTCGTTGAGTGATGATAGTTCCATAGATAAGATCAAAGGATTAAATCGTGTTAAAATGAATGAAAAGTTTTTGACTACTGAAATATCCGCCAAAGATTTTAAAGATTGTTGCGTCATTTTTGACGATACGGATTGTCTTACTGATAAGCGTTATAGATTAAAAGTCGCAGAGGTTTTGAACTCACTTTTGGAAACAGGCAGGCATTTCAACTGTGAGGTTATTTATACATCCCATTTAGCTACTGATGGTCATGCTACAAAGCGTATTTTGAATGAATGTAAATCTGTCGTTATTTTCCCAAGTGGATTGGGTGGGCGTAGTATTAAATACCTATTGGATAATTATTTTGGATTAGATAGAGAACAGATAAAAAGGATCAAGAAATTAAATAGTCGCTGGGTCTGCATCAATAAAGGATTTCCTATGAGTGTAGTGAGTGATAAAGAGGCATATGTATTAAATGATGCTGACGATGATGAGGACTAATTATATAAAAAAACATTCGTTTTTATATAATTTTTATTTTTTGATATTGGGAAA